CTACTATCATACCAATCAGGATTGACGTAACTCCATTGATGACGACAATTATAACCACCTCGAACTACTAAAGGATTTCCCGACTTTTTCCCTGACCAGCTTCTTGACGACCATATTTGTCTAACTTCATCAATCGTAAAAAGACCATCACTTCTCTTTGATTTTATTACACCATTTACAAGATTTCTGCAAATCTCTCGTGTTGTGGGTATTACATCTCCATAGTATTTTACAAAAGTTAAACCAGCGTCATTAGACTTATTAAAGTTTAAGGTAGCGTCAAAGTCTCGTAATGAGTCGTTTAATATCTGACCAGCGTATCTTTTCATATTCTCTCCAGCACGATCTCTAGCAAATTTAGATTGTAGCTTTTGAACTGCTTTATCAACTCTCACTTGCATAGACCTTTTAAATTTATTATCTTCTATAAAGCTAACTAAACGATTCGCTTCAACATCATCAGAACTAGCATAAATACCATTGATAGTTTGTCTTAATTCTTTTTCTAAATCTGCAAAGTCTGAACCAATTAAAGTATTTTGATAAACCTTTTCTGATAATCTTCTTGTAAAGGTATTCGATACGTCTTTGAATTGTGTGTAATATTGTTGCTTTAAATTTTGTATTAATGCTAGATCACCTTTAGTTAATTCTTGAAACTCAACAGGTATATTACCAATTCTTTTAAAAGCTTTTTCTATTCGCTTTGCTTGTTTATTAAATCCCTCTCTAACTACTTGATCTGCAAAAGGTAAATATTCTTTATCTATAATTTGTTTTATTTTAGGTCTTATGGCTACTGCCGCTTGTAGTTCTATAAGCTTACCATTTAATGTAGGCAAATCTCTATTGGCTAATGATACTACTTCTCGTTCTATTCTGTCTAATGTTGAAGTCAAAGTTTTGTAGTATTTAGCTTCTGCGAGTTCGATTTGTTTGATTCGATATTTAGTTGCGTTCTCTACTATATCTGCCATAATTTGTTCTATATCTGTTCTATTATTTTGTCTAAAAACCTTACATATTTTAGACAATATATTATTTGACCTTTATATCAAATTTTTATAGATTTTACATATGAATAACAAAGGAGAGAAAATGTTGCTTAGAGAAACAATAAAACAAACAAAATCATTTTCAATTTTTAAATGTTTATTGAATAATGATTATGAAATACACGATAAAAAAGGTCTTTTGACTACTCGTGATAGTTTAGAAGAAGTTGATGTATTTCTTAAAAATAATGAAAACAAAAAACCAAGAATATAATTTATAAATTATCTTAAAATTAAGGCGATCAGAAATGGTCGCCTTTTTTATATCTGTTCTTCTTCTACTTCTTGATCTTCTTGCTGTGGTTCATCTTGTGTAAAAGAACCCACCTCAGGTTTAGTATCTATTTCTTCAAAGATTTCGTTTAGCTTCTCATCATTATCAACTACTGCTCTTGCTATCTCTTTATCAATCTCTTTAGTTAGTGTAGCTGAATCAACTCCTGATGATTTAGCTTGCTGGAAGAA